CCAAACAATCCATGCACAAGATCAGCGCATCTTCCGGGCTGAACCCTTGCGCGATGCTGGCATCATAATGCAGACGGCGCATCTTTGCCAGCAATTCCGCCTTGCGGGACTCAAGCGGCATGGCTGAATGTGCAGCGGCAAACAGCGCTTCAGTCTTGGCCGCGTCCATCATGCGCTTGGCGGTGTCGGTCATTTTGCCACCTTCACCAGCCAAGATATAACAAATCCGGCAGAGTCCATCGGAATGACTTCCTGCACGGGCCAATTTGCGCCGCTGATTGTCAGCACGTCGGATGTGCTGGGTGCAATCGTCACGCCATAGTTGACCAGCAAAAAAACCAACTCACCCGCGCCCAAAGCCATCCCGGTCCGCTGCGTGTATGCCTTGGCGGCGGGCTTGGCTGTGAATGTGTGAACCACTGGCGTGCCGGGCACCGGTGCCCACTCAGGCCCGGTAGGGGTGCCCGGTCGGCTGATCGTGACAGACACCGCGCCCACGCCATCACCGGCCTCACGCCCCGCCTCAGCGTAGGCAAGCGCAACCTCAGCGGCTATGGCTGCCCCGCTCATACCAGCCTCGGGCCGGTCGAACCGCCGCCGATGCACTGGCGCAACATGGTTTCGATCTTGGTGGATCTTGGGATGGACGCGCCGCCAGCCGTGGCGTCACCCGTCACCTGCCACTTGATGTCGCCCACACCGACAAGCACCTTCTGATCGGCGGGCGTGAAGGTTTTGGTCCAGAAGAACGGTGTCGCAACCTCCGCCATCGCCGCTTCATATGTGGCGCTTGCAACGTTGGGGCTTTCGGCGGTGCAGCCCGATCCGTCCAGATATGTGAATTGGATGTAGTCGGACGCCCGGACCAGCGCCTGCAGCGTCGCGGCGTTGTCAGCGATTACCGTGCCGCGCGCCCCGGCATATGCGATCAGTGCTGTGACGGTGCCGATCATCAGTCAAACCAGCCGTGAATAGTCCCATCTGCCGCCGTGATGCGCCGAATGCGCCCCGGCAGTATCATGCCGCTGGTAACGGTCATCGTCAGCGTCGTGCCGTCCGCGCCCTTATAGGTTGTGAACGTGACAGACCCGCCCGTAGCGGCGACGAAGTATTTGTAATACTGCCCGCTCGGATCGAGTTGGTCGCCAGCGCCCGGTGTGATGAGGGCGGCATTGGCTGAGAATGAACTATCCTCCGCGTCGGCGGAAGTCAGGGGCACGAGGGAAGCGGAAAACGGCATGGCGCGCGCCTTTCATGTTGTGAAGAGCGGGCCGTGACAGCCCGCCCGTTGATTACTTTTTGCCGCTTGGCATGGCGGGCGGCAAAAGCCATCCGCTTTCGATCCATTCGGCAACGCCTTCATTCTTTGCCAGATCGGCAGGAATGGAAACGTCGTCGCCGTGCTTGACCTCAGTGCCATCGGGCATGACAAGCGTGCCAGGGTATGTGCTGGTATGCTTTGCCATTACAGGCCCGTGCCGTATCGCACCGCAGAGGGTGTGCGGATGCTGACCGGTGCGAAGCGGAATGCCCCGTAGGTTCGCACTTCAAGCCCTACGGCCTGCGGTGCGAGGAACATCAGCGGCATGGGCATGTGCAGCTTCACAACGCTCGGATCGTTGCGATAAACTACCATGCGGTTGGTCAGGTTGTGGTCAGCCATGATGTTCAGCGGCTGCCCGGTTTGGGCGGTGTAGACATTGGCGCGCCGGATGAAGTCCAGAACGGTCACGTCGCTGTCCGATGAGAGTTGGCGCGTGGCCAAATCACCAAACTGCGCAATCGGCAGAACCACAGTATCCGCAACTTGCGTTCCAAGGCTTCCCGACTGCACGCCCGTCAGCAGGCCGTTGATGAAGGCAAGGATTGCCTGCGGTGTGGATGATGCAAAGACCGCCGCAGACGCCACAGACGTGATGCCCGTGGTGTTGAAGAACCCTTCGATCCCCATGTCGGCATTGCCGATCAGCGCCGTGCTGTTTACCAGCATTTCATACGCCATCCGCGCCGCATTGGCCGCCTCAGTGGGCAGGTTCATGCCCATCTGTGCCGCCGCGCCGATTTCCTCGATCGAGTAGGAATACATGACGCCAGCCATGTTGACGGTCTGTTCGAACTTGCCGGTCGTCACATCAACGCGCGGGATGTCATCCCCTTTGCCGTTGATGAACTTGGCGCGCCCGACCGAATCCTGGGTGAAGAACGTGACGGATGCGGCGAACTGGTTTGCCGACGTGTCAACCTGCATCATGCGCGGGTATTGGATCGTAGGGTAGGGTTTGCGCATCACCTCGGCTTCGATGTGGCTGCGCTGCGAAATGACGTAGCCCAGAGCGGCGGGCGCGTCCATGATCTGCGTGTTCATTGTTTTGCTCCTTACGGCAGGTAGACGCGAACAAGGTCGCCAATCGACCCCGCCGTCTCGAACTTCGCCCCGGTAATCGTGGTGGCCAGATTATGCCCGATCACGCCGGTTGCGGGAGTGAAAGTGACGGGGTTTGCCACAGTCACGGCAGTGGATGCGATGACCCAAACCGTGCCCTTGCGCAAGATGCCCGCCATTTCGTCCACGACATATTCGTCATCGACCCGGCTCTTGTCGGCGATTGCAATGCCCTCGAACCCAACCCCGCCAAGGCGGCAAGTGCCGGGTGTGGTGCCGCTTGCACCAACCGCGCGCCCGAATGGGATCACGGCAGTGGTAACGCGCTTGGAAACCACGTCTTTGACTTGCTGGCCCTCGGCGATCATGCCTGCGTAGCCAAGGGGCATGACAGTAACAGCCGCCCCGAATGCGTCTTGAATAGGCATGGTTTACGCTCCTTTGCCAACGGATTGCAGATAGGCCGTGCTGAGGCCTTTGACGTATTCAGCACGCGCGTCGGTCGCAACCGTCACGCCGGTTTTCAGTGCATCGGCCACCGTGTCGCCCTTGGCTGCATCCTCTGACAGAATGTCAAAGCGCGCATCCACGTAGGCTTCGGATTTACCGGTGATTGCCGCATCGCCCAGAACAGCCACAACAGCGGCCTTGCGAATGTCAGCATCGGACAGGCCGGTCGTCGCCACGTCCTTGGCGATTGCCTTGGCCTTGCCGATCAGATCAGCGCGGGCCGCGACCTTGGCGTCAAGATCCGCATCGGACAGGATCGACTTGGCCATTTCGGCAATCTTCGCGTCCTTAGCCGCCAGTTCGCCGTCTTTCTTGGCCATTTCCGCCATCGATGCGGCTGCCGCTGCACTGTTGACCGTAGCGGCGTCCGCGATTTGAAGTTGCAGTTTTTCAATGGCAACGGCGGCTGCGTCGGTCACTTCGACCTGCAAGCCGTCCACCATGATCTTGCGAAGAGTATCAGGCATTTCTGCCTCCTTCTGATCAGTTTGGGGAATAGGGCTTGCGCCCCATGATTTGCGGTCTGTCCCGCCGTTTACAGTAACGGGTTGTCCGTCACCGATTCTTGCCAGTGGTCCGGCACGTCCTGCGGCCACGATAGCGATGTGATTACCCACTATGTTGGTTTGCCGCGCCTGATACGCGGTGCCGTCTGGCGCAAACCCATCGCCCCAGACCAACTCCGAGACATACCCAACACTCAATTCACGCTTGCCGTCCTGAACCTTGCGGATCGTGGCGGCGTCGGTCAGCTTGATCCCGATCCGCAGATACTCGCCGTCGCGCAGCACTTCCTCATTGGTGGTGCCAACCGACACCGTGCGGGCAGTGTCAGCCGTTACCAGATCAGCAGGGTGATCGTCAGTCACCGGCAGCAGGCCAAAGGTTTGCAGCGATGCCTTGCGGAACACCTCAGCCTCATCGCGGTAAACCGTTACGGTATCCAGATCGGGCCGGTCTAGTTCTTCGCCAAGATAGTCTTGCGTGCCAATGCGGGCAGTGCGAACGTTTGCGACAAGATAGCCTTCGTCCGTGATCCGAACAGCCCCAATCGTGGCGGCGTCTGTCATTTTCATGTCAGGTCTGCCCCTTCATTGCCTGGCGCTTCGAAAAACTCTTTCACCTTACCCTCAAGCCCCGGAAACGCCCCGCTTTCGGTCAACGTGTTTACGATTGTATCCGCAAGCGCCTCTTGTGGCAAGATATCCATGTCATATAGCACTTTCACGCTGTCAACCAGAACCTTGCCCATATCGG